GGTAAACTTGAGTACAAATTCGTTTTCATCACAAGCGGTCTCCACACGGGAAAGCTTAGAATCACATACGAACCTAATACCCTTAGGACATCAACCTGTGATGTTGACTCAGTTCCTTTCACCATCATTGACCTTGCTTCCGACCTCGACGCTAACACCACATTTGGCTTTTTCACCCCTTACCAACACGCTAATCATCACTTCAAAATGTTAGATGAAAGAACACCAGTAAAATCCAATGCTGTGATTGCGGAAAGGGATTTTCGGTATAGAGCTGGCAACATGTCCATCTACGTTGAAAATGCATTGATAGCCCCGCTAAACGTCTCTGACAGAGTGTCTGTTCTTGTTTACAAAAGAGGTCATCCAAATATTGAATTTGCAATTCCTCGAAATGTTTTGGATGTGAACTCAAGCAATCATAACAACACTCGCCATTCTAGAATTGGTGTGCTCATTTCGAGCACCATCAACGGAGAAGCCAATTTGATTCAAGCCTTCCTAAATTCACCAGCCTCTATCAGCACTCCTATGGTTGCCTTGCCTAATGCCCTCCAGTTATCTATTAATGGGGGCGGTGTCCTTTGGAAACCTTGGCACGTTCGTGGTCCTTATGCAGTTCTCCCCTTGATTATCCAGATTGGTAGAACAAACGCACTGGGCTCCACTTACAGTGTTCGGACAACCTATGGCAATGTTGTCATTCAAGAAGCTATTAAGTTGGCTCATGATTTGTCTTCATTTCAATTCAGCGCTATTTCGGAAAATCAGCCTATTTGGTCTGCAGTTACAACCATCATTCCATCGCCCTTCGCTAGTGTTCCAGTTCCAGCTGGACCAATTCAGGCCAGACCAGACATGTTAGTGCATGGTGAAGATTTTCGATTCCAAGCTTCACCTAGAGTGATTGACCTTTTTCCAACTGCCCATCATAGTTTGGCACTTCAAATTGGTGGAGAGAAGCATGATGATCTTAAAACCCTCCTCAGAAGGAAGGAATTATGGGTCAGAATGTCAGATAGCAGCTCTTCAATTGATTTCGATCCCACGGCCTACACTAGCAGATTGTCTTTGACCACAGGCATGCCCAACGTTCGGAACATAAACAATCTTCCCTATGTTAA